CAATCACACACCAAGCGCATCATGAACGAACCATCAGTAGATTTCGTCTACCCAGATGATGAGCTAACGCATGAGGAGAATCTCTATCGCGAGGCATCAAGGCGATTCATGCGAGTCATGAACCTCAAGGCAGACTATGTCGCCAACGCCAAGAACCCTGCATTAGCCAACTGGGCTACATCATACGCATTGGGGCTGGCAGTGTGTGAGGGCATGAGCATCACGGACAGGGCATGTCAGCTCAATGTGTCTCCCCAAGCCCTAAGTAAATCAATCAAAGCATTTCAATCAATTATAGGCATCAACACCAACGCATACACATATGGACATTAGTATCAATAACATCGACGACACACTGCTGCACGCCATTAAAGAGGCACACATCGCAGCAGAGCAGACCACAATGTATGCACGCAACAACATGCAGACAGCAATCAACAGGCGCATCATGTGTGCTGGCTTAGTTGAGAAGGCAAAGCAGATGCACAAGCAGGATCTCGCCGGCTTCTTGAGCAACGCAGACATCACAGGCGAACAAGTCAAAGCATATCTCTCATTGCATGACGCAGCCAGCAAACGACCAGCACTGCATGACAAGCGACAGCTACAGCTCTGTGGAATACTGGAGGCAGCAGAGCGACCAGAGCAACCGAAGCGAGAGCCAATGCCAGCAAGCGTGGTCAGATCAACGTCATCGTATGCAGGCAAACTCAACAGGACACTGGACAGAAGACCAGTCGAAGAGTGGCCAGCATCAGAGCGTGAACAAGTCAAGGACGTGCTGAAGCCTGTCGTCGAGTTCTACAATAGTCTATGATTACACCACCCCCCACTAAGGAATCTCTTGCTGGGAAGAGCTGAACGCGGTCGTCTATACTTATTGTAAAAAAACGCCTCTTTTGCACAAAATAACTGCATAGCATAATGAGCAAGCCAACACAGAAACAACTCGCTGATTTATACCACTGCGACCAACCAACAATATCACGGCTCAAAGCTAGGGGTGTAGACATACACGACAAGGAGGCTGTTCGTGCAGAAATACTATCACAAGCAAAACGCCCAAAGGCATGGGTCAGCGGTTGTCCGTGGGATGATAAGCCAGAACAAGAGCCTGTCGATGAGCACGCTTTTGATGGAGGCGTCACCGACGACATGATTAGACAACTGGAGTCGCAGGCAGTTTGTGCATCTGATTACGACGCAGCGCGTTTCGCAAGAACTAAAATACAATGCCTTAAGGAGTTGATGCAATTAAAGATACAAGCAAGGGACTACGTTCACATTGGTGAAGTCGAAGCGGACTACATCAAGACAGGCAGTGCAGTCAAAGCCGGCATCAACTCCATGATTGGCATATTGCCTCCAATGCTAGAAGGACTCAGCGCAGCGGAAATGAAACCAAAACTAAAAGCACAAGGATATATTATATTACAGCAACTCGCCGAAGCAAACAACAAGGAACACACATAGAACAATGGGCAAGCCAGCACGCAACGACATCACAAGAGATAAGATCAAGACCAAGCCACAGAATGACAAATACGCATCTGGCTGGGAAAGGATATTCGGTAAGAAGAAAACACAAGAGCAAGAACAAGATGAGCAAAGAGACAGAGACAGCGGAAGTGGTGGCGGTGCGTGACTGGAACGACTGGTGCTGGGATGTTTGCATCAGCTACAATCCAACCTTCAACACAGAGTGGCACAGCTCATGCCAGGCAATCCAGTTTCCACGCGACCGCAAGCCAGAGATTGGTGACGTGATTGAATTTGTCGAGGATCAGATGGTGATTCATGAAGGCAAAGAGGTTGCCATCGACATCAGAGTGATTCGCATGGACGAAGAAGGGAACATATTTTTGGACTGATGGGTGTTGCACTAGACGCATTTTGCAGAGCTGTCATGCCGCCAAGCGACATGGACGTAGTCGAGTGGGCGTGCAAGTATGTGAAATTACCACAGAGCAGCAGATCACCCAATTTTGACATTGACAGCACCCCTTGGCTTAGGTGGCCGATGCTACAGATTGCAGATGACGAAAACAAGGAAGTTGTCATCATGGCTCCTGTTGGCAGTGGCAAGACCACTATGCTGGAGGGATTGCTCCCGTGGATTATAGCAGAGGAGCCTGGCCCGTGCTTGGTTACCATGCAGACTGATGACGACGCTCGAACATTCGTTGACACCAGATTGCATCCAAGCCTCAAAACAAATACAAAGGTATTGCCCCTCATACCAAGCGGCAAGCAACGTGGTAATTTTAGGAAGTCTGAAATTCTCTTTGCACACATGCCGATGCACATTGGAGGTGCCAACCTTGCCAACCTTCAAAGCAAATCCATTCGCTGGGTGATCTGTGACGAAGTGTGGATATTTAAAGAAGGCATGCTGGAAGAGGCACGCCGGCGAACTCACGACAGATGGAACAGCCGCGTCGTGCTCGTCTCACAGGGTGGCTCAGAAGGCGACCAGTTCGATGGCGCATTTCAAGACGCATTGATTCACGACTATTGCTTCAAATGCCCATCATGCGACGAGCGCCAGACGTATCAATGGAAGCAAGTGAAGTTCAAGCACATTAAGAACGAAGCGGAGGAGTGGGACTGGGACGAGATCAAGAAGTCAGTGCATTACGAATGCGCCAACGAAGACTGCAAAGAGAAGTTTGAAGACAAAGCAGAAGTCAGACGCACACTGTCAGCAAGCGGAGAATACATCAGCCGCAACAACAACGCCAAGCCAGGACGAATCGCGGCAACATACCCAGCAATGGCAGTCTGGTGGATTGACTGGAGCAAGCTGGTCATGGAATGGATCACAGCACAGGACGCACGCAAGCGACTCAACATGGCACCATTGCGGCAGTTCATCCAGAAGCGACTTGCTCAGTCATGGGTTGAGCCGAATGAGACTGTCACGCTTAAAGGAGCAACAGACGCCTATCGTATGGCAGAGTATTTCGACGGACAGAAATGGGAGTTTGAGAATTTCCGCTTTATGACAGTGGACGTCCAGCAAGATCACTTCTGGGTAGTCATCAGAGCATGGAGCATTGAAGGCAAAAGCCGTTTGCTGTATGAAGGCAAGATCGACGAATGGGAAGGTCTGCGAATGTTACGAGACAGAATGAAGGTGCCGAATCGTTGCGTCTTTGTTGATCGTGGCTATAGACCCGACACAGTAGCTTTAGAATGTCGCAAGTCAGTAACCGCAGACGATCCGAACCCGTGGAACTGCTTACTTGGTGAAGAGGCAAATGGATACGCCACCAAGATTGGCAAGCGCAGAGTCATCAAACCGTTCTCCTCAATTCAACGAGCGAGAACCCACACAGGAGTTTATTATAAATATGTCAAGTTCTCAAACTTACTTGCAAAGGACACACTATCGGCACTCATGAGAGGCGAGGGCAACGGCTGGCAGATTGGCGTTGACCACAGCAAAGAGTATCTCAAGCAGATGCAGAACGAAGTCAAGCGCGAGGTTTCACCAGGCAAGTGGCGATACGTTGTCAGCAAGCCACACGTCGGCAACCACCTTTGGGATTGTGAGACAATGCAGATCATCGCAGCCTCAATTTATAAAGTATTTGCCTTTGATGCACAAGTTGAAGCCGAATAGTTGAAATGAAAGCCATTTGTAATGGCTGCATCATCAAGATTCATACAATCGCTTCGTCGCTACGGCGCGAGAAGTGCAAAAAACAAAGCACGCATGGAAGCGTGGCTTGAGGACGCAATCGAAGAGATTGCAGCTAATAAAGGTTCTGACGTAGTTAGCGGCAGTGCCAATGGTGCATCGTTCTCATCAATGGCGAACATGACAAACTCTGAGTGGTTTAGCTGCTTGGACGAGGCATTACAGATGATTGACAAAGGAGTCAACTACACCGGCAAAAGTTTCGGACAATTTTAATATGAACATATTAGACAGCAACGGACGACCGACCGAACACCAGCGCAAGCTAGTCAGCAGCAGCGACAGATACACACGCGGTGTTCCTTGGATGCCAGACTTTGCCCGCGACCTAGATGACCTGTTCACACAGTCAGACCATCGTGCGACCATGTCACAGTCTCGCGTTATATTTTCAAACTTCGGAGTCCCTCGCGGTGCTATCATGCAAAAAGCTGATGGGGTCGTCGGCAGAGCATGGGAGCCAGAATTTAAAGGCAAGGACAACGAGTTCGGCGACGCAGCAAAAGAATGGCTGCAAAGCTGGTTTAATGTCTGCGACGTGCAAGGCAACTTGCAAGACTTCCACACATCTTTAAAGATGAACAGCGTGGCAGTTGACCGAGATGGCGACGTCTTCATCTTACTCACCGAGACAGAGTCGGGTTACCCACAGATTCAGCACATCCCAGCGCATAGAGTTGGCACACGTCCATCCAGCGTGAAAGAGGACATTCTACTCGTCGGCGCATATCGTGGCAACAGGATACGCAACGGAGTCGTTGAAAACCGCAACGGATCACCAGTCGCATACTGCGTGCTTGGTAACGAAGCAAGCGGCGACAAATATATTTCATCACAAGACATGGTGCATATTGCCGATCCGCAATGGCACAACCAAGGCAGAGGCATACCAGCACTGAGCCACGCCATTCATGAGCTACGCAAGGCAAAGACATCACAAGAATGGGAGTTGATGGCGCAGATGATGGTTTCATCTCATGCACTCATTGAATACTCCGACA